TGCACTACGCCAGCAGAATCTTTGTAGAAAAGTTTGCCATCAGCCGTGTTAATGGCTAATTCGCCAGCGACTAGATTACCAGCCGTAGGTACATTGGTTGCCGTAGCTGAATAGTAAATCGAAATTGGAGTGTAGCCTGTCTGAGCCATAATTTTTCCTTAAAATGAACCACCAAATATACCAGTAACAGCCGTGACTGTTCCAGCATTTTGTATATTGTTGCCACCCATTTGTAATGCTCCAGTAATAGGTGTTTGACCATCTGCCGCTACTGAACCTGTAAGGGCTGTTGAAATATCTGTCAGCGTGTTATTAGCCCAAGTAGAACTAATAGTTGTGCCTGTTACTACTGGGTTACCTGCTGGGAGATTGTAGACCCCCGATCCATTTCTACTCATTTGTCATACCTCTTTCAGTTCCTTGAAGCAATAATAATTTAGCTAAATCCCGTTGATCTTGTGTAAATCTTGGATTAGATACCATTTCAGGCATTTTTCCCGCTCTCATCATTGCCGCTAATTTTTTAACATCATCTTTACGCATTTTAGTTGCACCAGCCCTTGACATCACAGAAGCGACTTCAAACGGAATGGCAAGAGAAGGGTTTGCCAATATAGCACCACCAGCAAACATTCCGCTAACTGGGCCTGTAGGCGTAAATCTTCCTAAAAAACGCATTGCATTTTGAATATTACCGCCTTCAGCGGCTTTTTTAATTTCAGCTTGCTCGGCTTGTGTAAACAAACGCATACGCTTTGGATTTTCAGCCAATTTGCGTAATTCTTTAAATAAAGCGTTTTCTTCGCCTGACTGAGTTAATACATTACGCTGTGTTTTAGCTTTTTCAAGCATGGCTTCAAATACATCACCTTTGCTTAATTGAGCATAGGTATTACGAGCTTCTTTCCATTTATCTAACGCTTCTTTTGTGCCACCTGCTATTTTTTGTTCAGGCAAATTAGCCATGTAATAATCAAAATCACCCTTAAGCATGGTTGCAAATTTTCGTTCTTCAGAAGAATCTGAACGCTGAATGGTTGCAATCATCTTACGCAACGCTTGAAGTTTGGTTAAATCTTTTGCCGTAGTGGTATCTTGCAAACGATCCAACACAGTTTGAATTCGTGGAAATAAATCACGATCAAAACCTTCATTTTCAAGATCACGGGCTACTTTGCTCATGTCTTGACTAAATTTAGTTGAGTTTATTTCAACGCCCATGTCTTTTGCTTCGCCAAACAATTTTTTAGACTTAGCAAGCAATTCATCAGCGGATGGAGTTTCAGTTAATTTGCGACCAAGATTTAAACCAGTAGCAGTATTTAATGTAGATAATGTGTTCCCTACAATTGGCAATCCAGCACCAATAGTCATACCTGTTTTAATTTTGTTTTCTTTAGCTTGAGCAAATTGTTCAGGTGTTAAACCAACTTCTTCAGGTGAAGTCATTGCTGTAGCACCACCAATTGCAGTTCCTTTTGCTACATTTCCCACTAATTGGGAACTTGGCAACGCTTTTTGTGCAAAACTAGGTAAAACTCCAATAATGTCATCAACATATTTACCTGTTTGGGTACTAAATTTAGCAACTTCAGGGGCAACTTTAGCCACCATGCCTTCTAAAAAAGTAGGTGCTCCCACTTTTACAGGGGACATCAGATAAGGAGCAACTTCACCAGCTATGCTACCGCCCTGTAATACACGCTTACCAATATCTCCAGCTTGAGCTTGTGTACCAGCTTCAATTTGATTAATGGTATTAACCATATTGTCGCCAGTTGTGCCACCACCTAAGTACTTGTCATAAGCCTGTACAAGTCCAGCAGGTAATTTAGCCGCACCAGTAGCAATGTTTATAGGCAAACCAGCAACAGTTGAAAATGCTTTGCGAGTAGTATCTGTAAACCCAGTAGGTGCAGAACCATAAGAAGAAGTGGTTAATGGCAATCCACTTGTAGGGTCATACTGTATATCTTCAGCACCTTGCGTAAACATATTGCCTTGTTCAGGCTGTGCTTGTGACAAACGCAAACGAGCGTTAGCCATAGCCAATGCTTGTTGTTGCTCTATTGTCATTGCCATAACGATTTTTCCTGTGGTGTCATTACAGCCCAAATTGCTGGATCAATACCAGCAGGAATACCACCCTTTTTAGCAGGTACATCAGGCGTTACAGATTTAGGAACAACAATGTGTTTTCTGTACATTTCAGGGACAGGCTTATTGGCAGATCCATACTCTTTAAGAATAACTCCTGTGCCATATTCTTTTTGAGCTTGAGCCAACTCTTTGATTGTTTGTTTAGTTACCAATAATTGTGAAACATTTTTGTAATTAGGAAGCAAACTATTCAAAATTCTTTCATCACCACCGTTTAAAACGCCTAAATCAAATGCGTTTTTACCAGTTAACATAGCTGTGTTGTATGCAGAATCTATGCGATTTCTAACTTGTGGATTAGCCAAATCTTTTAAATCTACAGAGTTAATTACTTGCACATATTTATCCAAAGCGTCTTGATAATATGCCGCACCATTTACTTTTTTAGCTTTTCCTTCTTCTAATGGTTTGTATTGATCTTTTCTAAACTCACGAACCGCTTCAGGACTTGGCAATCCAGCAGGGGGTGGTGGTGGTTTAAATGGGTCATAACCAAATGCTTTAACTAGATCAGTTTGTGGAACATTTGTAGCAGGTTTTATAGCGGGTTGATTGCCAGCTAAAGGTGCGTTTCCAGCAACAACAGGGGTAACAGGAGTATTACCAGCAACGGGGACATTATTTATTGGTGTGTTTGCTGAAGGTGCTCCCAAAATAGAAGCATTGGTGTTTGGCATATTTGCTTGTGGAACAGCAATACCACGGTCACGCAATGTAAGTATGTCAGAACGGCTAATTGCTTCAGAAGAAGTCCCAAATGGTGTCCAAGTAGACCGAGGATTTGGGTTTCCTTCATCGTACAAACCAGCTACTTTGTTACCAGTTTGAGGGTCAACAAGGGTCATTTCTTTCCATTTAGGCCCTTTTGTCAATTCTGTCATGGCGTGTTGACGCAAAAACGCTGGCAGACGATCATCCATAGAAGCAGTCATGTTAGCTAACATTGGATTGCCTGCCTGTGCCGCTACTGGTGCTACTTTTTTGTAACCAGCATTTAATTCCATGTTAGGGCCATACATATCACGGGTAGTTTCTGTGGTAATTTGGCCTTGTGGATTATAAATTCCACCTTGTACTTCGGGAGTGCCTTTTAGTGTTTGGTAATAATCAGCTAATCCAACTTTTTGTTGTTCACGAATGGCTTTAGCTAAATCAATTTGGGCTTGGTCACCTTTTTCTATTGCTCTTTGACCTACATACATATTTGCTAAGTTAGCAAGGTTTTGGGTAAATGACGGGGCAACATAACGATTACCAATCATTTGACCTTGTGGTGCTGGTTGTTGCATCAACATTTCAGCCATTTTTTGCTGGCGTAAAATCTGTTGCTGTTGCAACATCTGTTCGGGCGTTAGAGTTCCAATATCAGCGGCCATATTAAACTCCGTATTGTTGCATATTGCTAATTTCGTTTGGCGTCATATTGCTGTAAGCATTGCCAGCACCGTAAGTAGTATCAGGAATGACTTTGCCAAACATATTGGTTGTTTCGCCAAGTTTCGGTTGTTGTTTTTGATTACGCAACATCATAGCCATAGCTAAAGGATTCATGCCGCCTTGTTTTTGCGTTTGACCAGCCTGTTGAACTTGCTGATTTTGCTGTGCAAGTGCCGCCTGTTGGTTAGCTTGTTGTTGACCGATATTTTGAAAAACAGGCATTAAACCCTGTTGATCTTGCATTGGCTGACCTTGAAGAATATATGGGTTCATATTAGTCCGTAATCTACGACTTTATAGCCGTCATTTAAGGTTTTAACTGCGTAAGGATAGACTTGCTCTACTTCTTGAGCCATATAGCCGTAATGAACGCCTTTACCAGCTAATTCATGGTCTTTGAATTCAGGTTTGTATTCAAACTTGTACACAGTCAAGCCGTTTTCAGCTACGCCAATAACTTCAATGTTTTCTTTCATGCGAATGTCAGATGCCATGATTGCCGCACTGCCAAGACTAAATAAACCTTGGTTAAAATTAGCTTGCTGTGCTTGTTTAGAATTAAAATCACCCATTTGTGCGTTATAACCCATCTGAGCCGCACCTAAATAATCAGCACCGCCTGTCGTTGCTTGTTGAGCAGAATTTACAAAACTAGGGCCTTGAACCTGTGCTCCTGATCTAACAGCGTTTAGCGTGTTTAATGGTTCGTTACGCAAATAGGCTTGTTCTTGAAGTCCTTGTTGACGGGCTTGTTGGCCAATGCCAAAACCTTGTGTAGTTGCACCTAAAAGTAAATCATTCTCACGCTGAGATTGGCTCATCATTGCCCGTTTATAGGCTTCTGAACCTACGGGAATGCCCTGATTAGCTAATTGAGTGCTTAATGCTTCACGACCTTGGTCAATTTGCGGTTTAAGGCGTTGCATATAAGCATCTTGATAGCTTTGGCTGGGATTAAAACCAGTTGTCGGTAATTGGCTTGTATCAAACGGGGTTTCCAACATTTTGTTGACATAACCTAAACCTTTACCAGTTAATTCACCAAGACCTAAACTGGCTTTATTTTGGTAATCTAAAAGTTGTTGTTGTTCAGGCGATAAAAGCTGTGTAGCAGTCCAACCTTCATCAGGATTTGCTGGGGCTGTTAAAAAATCTTCTACTCTTGGGGCTTGTAATTGGTTGCCGCTTAAAGGAACTTCAATTCGTTCCCCAGTAGGACTGTATGCCCATTGAAACCCATCTTTAGGTTGAACCGTCAGTCTAGGTTGCATTGGATTTGGGTCAGTTAAACTGTACCCTTGAGGCAATGCCGCACCTTGTTGGGATTTGGCTTTTTGATAAGATTGGTAAGCCTGTTCGTATCCTCTAGGGTCAAATTTACCCTGTTGGCTATATACCAACGAACCATAAGGTGTAATTTGATTTACACGGTTAGCCGCCGCCGCCGCTCTAGCCGCTTCTAAATTTCCTGCCGCTGTTTGTTGTGCCGCTCCTGTGTAATCAGGTGCCGCTGGAGCACTTTGTGCAGGCCCTAATCCTAAAAATCCACCACCACCCATATCATTCTCCTCTTGCTGTTCTCAAAGGGCATTTGATGTCGAGCCAACGACAATCTTCACGCCTCATAGCCATAATCACTAAGTCACCATCCATGTGAGCATCAGGTATTTCGGCTATTACTTTAAAACCAAGGTGTCGGTTTAGTTTTAGGGCAGATTCATTATCTGCACAAACTTGCCCTAGTATAACGCTAACTCCTAGTTTATTAAAGGGATAGTCAAAAACTGCCCACAATAAATCACGACTTGACCAATTTACCTCATCTACTGCCGCAACATGAATTTGACACGCTTTTGGCATAAAACCACAATATCCAACTACCGCCACTAAATTCCCGTCAATTTCTTGACCTATACAAACTGTTTCTTCAGGTAATGGATGGTTCATTAAGCGAACCAACCAATCCCCCATGTACTTTTGGTTATCGGTAGTAACCCTACGCAATTATAGAACCCCACCCTTTTCCATTACATAATCGGTTGATGCCCAATGAAGCTCAATACCTTGCGATGCTACATTGATGTTAATAGACCCTGCAAAACCTGTTCCGCTAACTCCTTGCCAAAACTTTGTAGTAGTCAAACCACCACCCCAATTAGCCTGATCCCACTTAGCTACATCCCAAAGACCAATATTAGTTATGGAAGGGTTAAATGCAAGTTGATTGGTAAGCGGAACGGTGTCAAAATCCGTGCTAATACCGCATAGAACGGTCGGTAAGCCGTTATCGGTCTGTAGGATAGGGCGTACAAGGGTAAAGCGTTTTAACTGCCCACGGCTATCAAAATAACTATAGGCTTGTTGTGCAGTTGCAACAATGTTAGCACCTGCGTCTGATGTTTGAGCGTAAAAATTGCCAACAAATCCACTAGAACCAAAGTAAATCTTGTTGTCAGCAGATACTTCCCAGCAAATAGCATTGATTCCTGTGAATTTAGCCCAAGATTTAGTAATTGTGTGCATTACATACTGGTCATAACCTGTGCCGTTAGGAATATTTAAAATCAACATATTCTCACTAGCAAAATAGTTAATTTGCCAACCAAATTGAGAGTAATAAAGAGTAGCCGCTTGGCTTACTGCGTAATAAATCTTGTCTGTTAGGTTAATTCGGGGGTCAAGGCGTGAAGATTGCAAGGCGGCTGACATTGGTACTAAACCGTCTTGAGTTAGTAACAATAAATCGCCAGCAAACTTGAAAAAACACCGTCTAGCAAAGGTTTGACCCATCTGCCATACACCGACTTCAGACCAAGCATTAGGGTCACTAGGGTTTGTACCCTTGTAAACCATG